TGTGATGATGCTACTATGAATAGTGGTGTTGTACCCGCATCTGATGGTACATAAAAGCTCTCGTTTATTACTGAAACTTCTACTCCTGGTGATGTTAATGCCATTTTTCGTATTCTCCTTGCAAGTTACGTATATACTAGAACTATTTATTCAATCGTATGGTTTTTACGACAAATTTTACCATTTTTAGGTGCCTATATAGGCAACGTAAATACACGTATGCAGTACAAAGATAGACCGTTGTGTAAGGAGTGTAAGACCAAACCTAGAGCATATGCTTATAGGAGATATGGTAGGGTGTATTGGCGTAGTAAATGTGATACTTGCATTAGGAAGCAAACCGGCAAAAGAGTAGGCGGTGTTACTGCATTACAAAGATCAGGATATAAGAAGAAAAACAAGTGTGAATTATGTGGGTTCAAAGCACAACAGAAAGCACAGTTGGATGTGCTATTTGTGGACGGAAATTTAAGGAATACTATTGCTACTAATTTAAAAACGGTCTGTGCTAATTGCCAAAGGCTCAGCGGAACTAGAAGATTGGGCTGGCGAATGGGGGATCTTGTTGCTGACGATTAGGTCGTCTATTTTTGCGTATAATTCTTCTTTTGTGCCATTGTTCTCAATGACAAAATCAAACTCTTCTTTTGCCCATGCATATTCTGAAGAATGTATACCTTTGGGTTCTATGTTTCCTTCAACATAACTTGTAAACCAATCCGGATCTTTAAATCTTTTTACTAGTAAAATTACTCCACCTTGTTCCCTTATCTGTTTTACTTCGTTGGGGAATCGTGTATCTGCTATGACTGTCTTTTGTCCTTTGTATCTACCTATGCAACTGTCAACCCAAATTCCGTCATACATTTGACCACGCATCACTTCTGTGCCAAAGAACTGTAATATCCATCTTGGCGTGGTGGGTTTTCCGAACTTCTCACTCCAAAATTTGTCTGGCTGTTCTCTCCAGTGCCTGCTGGATTCCGTATCTCCTTCTAGCATAGCTCTATCCCAATTGAACATGGACGCCACAGCATCTTTCAAACTTTTTGCGAAACTATCTTTTTGATATCCGTATTTTTTAACAAGCCTGTCAGCGACTGTTCCTTTACCAGAACTTATCAAACCTACTATACCTATTAACATAGGTTTATTATACTATTTTTTTAGACGTTTTTCAATCTCTTTTTTTGCTTCTTGTACAGTTTTAAGCATGGTAATTCTAAGATCTTTTTTCTTGAGTTTGAGAGCGGCAATACTCATATTTTCTATATCTTGCACCACTAACTCTAGTTCATCTAATGTTAGGTCAGAATATTTTTTATAATTGGCATCTGTCATGACGCACTTATTTAAAATAATTAAGTCTGTTATTAACCAATAACAAAACTATGTGGAGTTCCGCCTTCTGCAAAATTACCAATTTCTGATTCAAGACGTTCCATCTCTGCGGTACCTTCATTCTTGAGTGCATCACCATTGAGTGTTGTGCCACCTTGTGGACCTGCAATAGTATTAAACTTGCCTCTCGCTTCTCCTAACATAACTTTGGATACTGCAAGTGTGTAATCTCTGATCCAAGGTTTTGCATAGATATCTTTGAACAATGTTATGTCTGGCCTAAAATTGTCTGTGTGCATAAGAATTGTTTCGTCGTCTGCTCTAGGCCTTTGCGTAATGGTTAATTTTTTTGTTGCAACGTCAAAGTGAAATTGTATAAAACTACCAAACATTTTTCCAACTAACTCTTGATAACTTGCAAAAGCATAGTAGGTTGCTAAACCACCTGTTGCACCTGCTCTTAAAAGATATGTGTTAGTATACGCCAAGTTAAATGGTTCGAAAAGTGTACCCCCTTCGCCACCTTCAGTTCGTGACCCAACAGTTCTCCTGTTTAAATTTCTCACGTTGATTACCTCGTTGGGCAAGATGTATGAATTCTGGTTCTTTTTCAAAGTCAAGAAAGCATAGGATTCTTCCACTGCATTTGAACTACGCTGTCTATATCTATCTATTGCCCTTGTAAGTGCCGTTTGATAGTGTTTTGGATCGAGTTCTACGTCGATCATTCCCTCACCGAGGTTGTTCTTTACGTAATCAAATATTTCTTGTTGACCTGTTTGAAGTTCTGACATACTCATATTTATAGCCGTTGCCTGCACAATAAATATGTGTGATATGCCAAGATTATCCATTTTCAAGCCTGAAAAGGGCAACGACTACAAGTTCTTTGATCGTAACATCAGAGAGATGTTCACGGTGGGCGGAACTGATTTACATTTCCACAAATATATAGGTCCATATGATCAGGGAGACACAAACAAAGACGGTGACGCATCTCCGACACAGCCACAGTATTCCGGCGACAGTTTGAACGAAAGAACAATTCAAGATTTACTATTTTTAGAAAATAGAGACAGAAAATACGACGCAGACATTTACACCATTAGAGGAATTTACAATGTGCAAGATCAAGACTTCAATCTTTCACAGTTTGGAATGTTTTTACAAAATGACACATTATTCTTGACCGTCCATCTAAATGATTCTGTTGAGAGAATAGGGAGAAAACCCATGAGTGGTGATGTAATTGAATTGCCTCACATGAAGGATGACTTCTCACTTGACGAAAGTATACCAATTGCCCTGAAAAGGTACTACGTTGTGGAAGATGTTAACAGAGCCGCTGAAGGATTTTCACAAACATGGTGGCCGCATCTACTTAGATTGAAATTGAAATCACTAGTAGACTCTCAAGAATACAGAGATATTTTGGGAGATGCAACAACCGAAAACTCACTTGCAAGTTATATGTCAACATACAACAGAGAAAAAACTATATCGGATCAAGTGTTGGCACAGGCAGAAGCAGATTCACCAAAAGCAGGATTCAATTATAAACAATACTATGTTGCACCTATAGATGAACGAGGAAACATCAGAACGGACAATGTTAATACGGAAGATCAAAGAGCTAGTATGGACAAAAAAGTTAATGCAGTAATAGATACACCTGCAAGTTCTCATTATGGTTTCTATCTAGATGGTGATGGTGTAGCACCAAACGGCAATCCGGCAGGATTTGGTATTAGTTTTCCAAATGCTAATGTTGATAAGGGCGACTATTTTTTACGTACAGACTTCTTACCAAATAGATTATTTCGTTATGACGGCGCTAGATGGATTAAGGTTGAAGATTCAGTTAGAATTACAAGTTCTAACACTGACACTAGATCAACACAGAAAACCGGATTTGTTAACAACAGCACCAGTTCGACGATAAATGGATTAACAGTAAACCAGAGGCAGTCACTAGAAGACGCACTCAAACCAAAGGCTGACAATTAATGCTACATTTTTATTCAGGGCAGGTTAGAAAATTCTTAACTCAATTTATGAGAATTTTAAATAACTTTTCTGTAGAAACAGGTAGGGGCAAAGATGATCAAATCGCTTTACGTCCAGTGCCTGTAGTTTATGGAGATCCAACTAGACAAGTTGCAAATATTATTAGGAATAATAGTGAGAATGCACTTAATTATGCCCCAAAAATTGCTTGTTATATAAGGGAATTAAATTATGACAGGGAGAGAATGCAAAATCCTTATCATGTTGAAAAACAACATTTGAAAGAAAGAGATATTGATTCGGATGGCAATTATACAGATCGTCTTGGTGCAGGTTATACTGTTGAAAAAGTTATGCCTTCGCCTTTCAGGTTAGAAGTAACAGCAGACATTTATAGTTCTAATACAGATCAAAAATTACAAATTCTAGAACAAATTTTATATTTGTTCAATCCTGATTTCGAAATACAAAAATCTGACAATTATATAGATTGGACAAGTTTAAGTTATGTTGAACTTACCGGCATTACTTTCAGTTCTAGAACTATTCCTGTTGGTGCTGATACAGAAATTGATGTTTCTACAATGACTTTTAGTATGCCAATATGGTTATCACCTCCGGTTAAGGTGAAAAAACTAGGTGTAGTTCAAAAAATTATCATGAGTATATACGACGACGAAGGTGGTATAAACAAAGGTTTAATCAGTGGACCGTTAATTTCACAAAGTTTTGTTACACCAAACAATTTTGGGTTATTAGTTACTGGAAATCAATTACGATTACTTGGAACAACAGGTGTCAATGTGAAATCAGGTGGCGACGGTTTCTACACAGGCGCGAAAGATCCTGGACTGGCAGATCCCTTTGAGACTTTTGGGCCTGCAGTCAATTGGAAAGTATTATTAGAACAGTATGGTAAGGTTGTCAACGGTACAAGTCAGATTAGATTGAAGCAGAGTGATGGTACAGAAGTGATAGGAACTATTGCTACAACAACTTTGGATGATACAATTTTATTATACACAGTAGATTCAGACACCATTCCTGCCAACACTTTAACTGCTGTAAAAAAAATTATTAATCCAACAACGTTCGCACCTGGAACACCTGCAAACGGTGATAGATATTTGATCATTGATGAAATTGGGGACTCTACTGCAACACAACAAAGTTCAACTTGGGGGTCATTAGTTGCTAGTGTTGGTGATATTATTCAATACAATTCATCTGAAAGTAGATGGCAAAAAGTTTTTGATGCAAGTCATCCGGATTCTACTTTACATTATGTTACCAATTCAAACACAGGTATACAGTATAGATTTAACGGCACGGAATGGGTGAAATCGTACGAGGGAGTCTATACGCAAGGTAACTGGACCATTGTTGTAGACGGCAATTACGTAGATTATGATCCATCTACTGACGCAACAACTCCTTGATAATTTCACAATAAATTGCTATAATAAGTTATGAAAGATAACATTATTTGTTCGGGTGCATTGTTTTACTCTACTAGCACTAAACGTTTTTTGTTTCTACAAAGAACTGATAAAAAGACACAAGGACTTTGGGGATTGGTTGGTGGTAAGTCAAAGTTTACAGAAAGTGCATTCGAAGGTCTAAAGAGAGAAATAGAAGAAGAAGTTGGCGGTACACCAAAATTCAAAAAGGTTATACCTTTGGAAATGTTTACTTCAAACGATCAAAAATTTTATTTTCATACATATCTTGTCGCTGTTGAATCAGAATTTATCCCTAAATTAAATGAGGAACACAATGGATATTGTTGGTGTGCTTTTGAATGTTGGCCAAAGAACCTGCACATGGGACTGAAAAACACATTGAATAACAAATCTATAAAAGGCAAGTTACAAACCATCCTAGATTTAATAACCTAAAAAAAAAGGCGACCCGAAAGCCGCCTTTTAATTCTACTAAAAAGTATAGATATTTATTAGTTGTTAGTTCTCACTGCACAATTTACCAATTTGATACCTGCGTCAGTTGAACTTTCTAATGCTCTACCAATAACGTTGAAAGGAGAGATTGACTCCCCTGCCGCTACTGCTCTAGCACAACCTTTAACACTTGAAGTTACTAATCTTTGACCTTTAGTTACTTCGCCTGTAACTCTAACTGGTGTTCTACCTGTCATTGCTACAAATGGGTGTGTGTCGTTGTTACCTGCTAATGCGTTCATGGCGTATGCTGGTTGATCAGAAATTACACCAAAAACATTTTCAGATAAATCTGACGTTGTTTCTGTTATCTCTGCATTACCACCTACTTCTACTACTGCACCTGCTGTCATAGGAGCGTCTGCTTCGAAACGCTCGGCAACGTCCGCGTACTGAGCCGAAGTTGCTAGGGCGTGTACTACGTTACATCTAATGTCTACTAGTGCATCAATGTCGCCTGGGTTCATACCTCTACCTGCTGTAAAGGCACCGCCTGCTCCACCGTGAATTGTTGTTCCGTCATCTGCAAATGATTCATCCCATACCCAAAAAAGATCATTCTCTGTGGCACTTGATGCATCACCTCTGTTAATTTTCAAACCTGATAATGTTGGCATACCTGAGTTTGAAGAAACATTTCTGTTTACTTCGATGATGTTATCTTCTACTGATAATGTTGCAGTGTTGATCGTTGTTTCAGTACCATCTACTGTTAAGTTTCCGTGTATCCTAACACCTACATCGGTGATAGTCATTTCTGTGTTACCGTCAACTGTTGCTGTAATTGTTCCAGTTCCAGAATCTGCTACTGTTACGTTACTGTTCAATTGTGCGATAGCAGTTGTTGATACTGCCGCTATTGAATCGTCAACGTATTTCTTGTTTGCAAAGTCACCGTCACTACTTGGTGCGCCTGTGGCTCCGCCTGTTATCGTGTTAGCCGAGGCTGATATTGTGATATCTCCTACTTCTAATCCGTTGTTAACTCTAAAGTTACGTGTTGTCATGGTTCCATCTCTCCCGCATGATTGTTGTTAATGTACTGTATTTATTACTTGGCTAGTAGATTTATTCTGTAGGCGCTTACAGTGGTTGATCCACCTGATGTAGATGAAGCAAAAAGTTGTCCTGTGTTTTCAACATCGTCTTTGTAGTCAGTAGTGAATGCTAATTGGTTCGTACCTTTGGTGCTTACATACGGACCACTTGCAACTGTTATTTCGCCTGATCCACATGCAACAAACACTTCGTTCACAGCATATTCACCTTCGCTGGCATTTTTACTTACTAGGTAATACACAGCACCGTTGTTACTTGCTTCTACTAATGTGTCAATTTCTGTTGCTGATGATGATATTGTTACAGGTGCTATTGCTTCTGCATTGGCATATGTGCCTGAGTTAGAAGTCATTGTGTCTTTCAACATGATAGCGTGAACAGTTACTCTCAAATTAGTTTCAAGACCTGCCGCTGACACTACAACGTTACTGCCATCAATCGCCGCTGTCAGTGTGATTAATGCATTGTTGCCGGTTTGTATTCCACCGAACTGTGAAATAAATGCATCACTTCCGTCATGCACAACAAGTGCCTCAACGTTTCCAACTTCTGTTTTAGAGGCATTGTTTACTGATACAAATAGTTTTGCGCCTCTGAAAGTTGCATGAGCAAAACTTACAAGTGATTCTGAAGCCGAGTCAACATCTGTGTTCTGTGAAATAATTACATTGCCTGATGTTCCAGTTGATGTGTTGTCACCCAATCCAAATTTGTAAAAAGATAATGTACCCCCGACAGCATTTGTGCTTGCCGCTTTAACTCTTACCATGTCGTTGTCTAATCCTGCTGTGAATGTAGTCATCTCTGATGTTGATGCCTTAGACAGTGCACCTGCCGAACTTATGAATGCTCCTGAGTCGTTGTGACAAACAGAAACTTTTTGTACGTTTACAGCGTCTTCGTTGTGATCGTTTGATACAACATAATATAAAACACTGTCTTGGAAACTGCTGTGGAATGAATCTATTGTTCTAGCAGTTGATGTTATACGTTTATCTGTGATTGCAACTGCGGCACCGTCATCACTTACAGGTTTAGATCCAACTGAACCAAATGATAATGTACCAGAGCCGTCTGTTACAAGTGCTGTTCCGTTGCTACCATCCGAAGTTGGAAAGGTATATGTGCCATAAAGTTTAACTTTTCCTGTGCCTTGCGGTGCTAAATCTAAATCTGCATTTGAACCATTTGTTGTTACATCGTTTGTTGTAACCGAAGTTGCCGTCATCGCACCTGTTATTGTTGGTGTAGCGATAGTTGGTGAATTAATTGTTGGACTTGTTAATACTTTGTTTGTTAATGTTTGTGAACCTGTTAGTGTAGCAACTGTTGAGTCTATGTTTATTGTAACTGCTTGTCCTGTTGCAGTTGTTCCTATTCCTGTTCCACCAGTAACTGTCAAACTTTGTGAATCAAGATCAACTGCGGCTGTTCCTGAGTCTGCCGCAACATCAAGATCTTCTGCTGTAATTTGTGTGTCAACATAATCTTTTACAGCGGCTGATGTAGGTAAAGTTGTATCATTATCATTAGATCCTATACCTTCTGATTCTAGTACAATAGCGGCCGCTTTGAAATCTGCCACATCGATGTTTGAAATACTGTTCCCTGTGCCCTCAACATCAAATGTTTTATTAGTCAATGTCAATGTGTCTGATGCTATCGCGGCATCCTGTGCATCAACATATGCCTTGATTGATTGTTGTGTTGCAAGTTTGACATTTGAGTCTGATCCCATTGCATCCTCATCTAGGATACCTGTGACCGTTGCTCCGTCACCTGCTATGCTTAAATTTTCTAATACAACTGTTCCTGAACCGTTTGCATTTATCTCTAAATCAGCGTTTGAACTGTTAGACGTTATAATGTTATCTGTTACAGTAACACCATCAACTTCCAATGAGGCAATTTTTAAACTTCCTGCGTCAATAGTAATTCCGCCTGATTTGTCTGCCGCCGTTGCAGTTGTTGTACCTAGGACGAATGTGTCTGCAGACTCATCCCATATTATCGCCGCGTTGTTGCCTGTTGTTCCTCTCTCAATAATAATACCAGCATCGTTCAATGATTGAGAGATACCTGAGTTTAATTCGATAATGTTATCTTCGATAGTTGTATTTGTTGTGCTTACTGTTGATGTGTCGCCATTTACAGTCAAGTTTCCTGATATTGTAACAGCGCCTGTAACTGCCAATGTTGAACCGTCAAATGTTAATCCTGATTCTCCATCTAATTCTGTTGTTGTTGATCCCACAGTTACCAACTCATTTGCAGTTGCATTGTTCAATGCTGTCACTGCCGGTGTGGCACCTGTGATTGTTAATGTGTCGCCGCTGACTGCTGTGGTTACGTTTGAACCGCCAGCGATCTTGAATGTTTCTCCTGAATTGACTGCTGTACCTGTTGAGTCATCACCAACAAATGTTAATGCTTGGGCAACGTTTTGTGCGTCAACATATGCCTTAATTGATTGCTGTGTAGCAAGGGCGGTAGCACTGTTAGTACCTAAATTATCTTCATCTAGTACAGTTGTTACTCTTGCACCTGAACCACCTAGTTGTAAACCTGTTGATGTAAAATCACCAATTGTAGATCCGTCTACGGTCACTGTAATTGTGCCTGAGCCAGAATCTGCAACAGTTATGTTTGAATTGTTTTGTACAATAGATGTTGTAGAAATGTTTCCAATTTCTGTGTCAACATATGCTTTTACTGATTGCTGTGTTGCCAAAAGCGTAGCACTGTTGCTTGACATGTTGTCTTCGTCTGCGATGCCTGTAACTGTTGCTCCTGACGCCAATGCTAAACTTGTAGCCGAACTTAATGCACCTGCTACTGCCAATGTACCAGTCACGTCAACATTTTCTGCTATTGTAATTTTTGTCGAATCCGAACTGTCTAATGTTGTGCCGTTTACTCTCAACGCACTTAATAGTACATCACCTGTTCCGCTTGGTTGAATGCTGATGTCTGCATTTGATCCATTGGATACGATTGAATTGGTTGTTACCTGTCCAGGCGATATTGTACCAGTAAATGTGCCACTGAAAGTACCACCATTGATTGTTGGACTAGTTAAAGTTTTGTTTGTTAAAGTTTGTGCCGCTGTTAGACCTACAACTCCCTCACCACCCGCAGTTGAATTGTCGTGTACTCTTAAAGTCTTAGTATCTGTATCTACAGTGATTTCGCCAGCCGCACCAGTGAAATTGTTGTTCTGTGTAGTAGTTCCTCGTCTAAATGTTAGCGTTGTTGGCATTATAATTTCCTATTCCTTATATTTATTGTAAAAAACATATATTAACTAAACGCTCCTAAATCCACGGTTACTGTTGTTCCTCTGGGTTCCATGTGATCATACAGATCTGCAGTTGGTATACCAAACGGATCAACAATAGAATCAGTTAGATTTGAGCCTAAATCAGCATCTCCATTTGCCGCTGGGTGTGTTGGTGTAGTTGAATTTGGAAATGCAGTGTCACTTGTTGTTGCCAAAGTTCCTGATTTATTTGGTAAACTTATTGTCCTATCCGCTGTTGGGTCTACAACAGTTAAGGTTGTTTCGTTTGTGCTATCACTAGCACCTTCAAATATAATTGTTGCATCTTCTCCAAGAAGCACATTTCCTGTTGTAGTCATAGTTCCTGTGACTACTGTGTTTGCTTTTAATTGGATGTCACCAGATCCACTTGGGTCTAAAGTGATATCTGCGTTTGATGGAGAGCTCAACGTTGAACCTACAAATGTAAAGTCACCAACTGATACACTTGCGAATGATAAATTTCCAGAACCATCTGTCTTCAAGAACTGTCCAGCAGATCCATCAGCAGTTGGATAAGTTAATCCCGCAACTTCTAAGTTTGTGCTGTTTAATAATTTTACTACATCGCTGTTAATTCTTACTGCGATATTATTTGAGCCTGCTTTCTTGACATTGAATTCAATCGCACCGTCTTCTGTGCCATCTGAAGCATCTAGTATTTTTCCTGATATAGATCCGTACTGAACTTCCTGATCAGCATCGTTCTCACCTTTGAATTTAATCCTACCCAAGTAGTCAGCGTCCGCCGGACTTGAACTGTTTCTCTTCAAAGTTAAAACAGGTGCCGCACTGTTGCTGTCTTCTGTGCTTGTTATTAATAATGAGTCATCAGTTGTAGTAGTTGTTATTGTTGCCGAGCCTGTGATGTCTGTGTTGGCGTTTAATTTTAGATTTCCTGTCCCGCTTGGGTCTAGAGTTAAATCTGCGTTGCTTGGTGAGGCTATCGTAGAACCAACTATATCTAAATCACCTACTGAAACACTTGCGAATGATAATGTGCCCGATCCGTCTGTCTGTAAAAACTGTCCAGATGTTCCGTCTGATGTTGGAAGCGATAAGCCTGAAAACGTCAAAGCACCTGTAACATCAAGTGCTTCTGCTATTGTAATTTTTGTTGAGTCTGCGGCACTGAAAGTCGTGCCATTAACTGTTACAGCGTCAAGCACTATATTTCCTGTGCCTGATGTTTGGAAAGTAAGGTCTGCGTTTGTTGGTGCAACCAGGTTTGTAATTGATACATCACCTTCAGCACCGAACTCAAGAGCGTTTCCTGCCGCGTTTACTTTTATAATTTGTCCTGCTGACCCTATTGAACTTAGACCTGTACCACCGTTCGCAACTGGTACTGTTTCTCCTGATTGGAATTCAGCCATTCCAGTGGCCACATTAGATGCATTAAAGACTACTCGTACCGGTGTTTTATCAGCCATAACTCAATTCTGTGCTCCGCCTTCTTGTACTCACGGAATGCATTCATTTCCTTTATATTGTAGATATTTATCGTAAGATTAAAATTGAAACAGTGTGTTCCTAGTGCTGTATTGGGCAGATATGGCACTTCCGTCTGACAACGTAAATGTTTGGTTTGCTTCAGTGTATACAGGAATTTCTTCAATTGTGCCGTTAAATTCTAACTCAAGATCTCCTGTTTTTGCCAGTAATTGGGCGTCAGTAAAACTTGTAGTCCCGTCACTAACATATATAGGTACAAGTTGTATAGGTCGGTTTGCCGTCGCGGCTGTTTTACCTTGTAATTGAATACCTTGGGTACTCGCACCTGATTTTACTTTGGATCCTGCCGGTAATGTTGCACCTGTAGCCGCAATGGCAATTGATCCCGATCCGTCGGATGAAATGGTCGCTCCGCCTAGGTCAAGTGTTTCAGCAGACAAATACGCTGTCTGCCATCTTCTGCTTGAACTTCCTAGTTGGAAAACTCCGTCCTGTGCTGGTATCAGGTTGCCTGATATTTCTATACCCGGACTTGAATCTGTGGTGCTGATGACGGTACCTGAAAAAGAAATACCACCTGTCCCACCTCCTCCGCCTGCATTGTCATCGACATATTTTTTGATACTTTGTTGAGTTGCTAATGCTGTTGCACTATCAGAACTCATATCATCTTCATCTAAAATTGTTGTGACACTTGCTCCTGAACCTATTTTAAAAGTATCATCTACAATTACACTGCCTGATCCAGCAGTCTTTAGTGTCAAATCTGCGTTTGACGGAGCGGTCAATGTTGATCCTACTGCACTTAGATCACCTAAACTTGAACTTGAACCGCCACTGATAGTAATAGTTTTAGTTGAGCCTGTGCCTGTTGCGGTTACACCAGAACCTACAAAGTTTAAAGTCGTAGCCGCAGTGGATAATGCCGATCCTTCCTCTTGAACTGTTAAGGTACCACCACTTCCAGAAGTGATAATTGTACCACCCTGTGTCTGTCCATCACCTATTCTTAAACTTCCTGTGTCTACGTCTACTGCTAGGTATCCGTCTTCTATGATATGTGTCGATAAATCGTAATCTTTGTAAGATCCTACTAGTTTCCTAAATGCCATGTACGCTCCCTATTATTGGCCAGATAATGTCTTTAGTCTTTGTATGAATTCACTTTCTGTCTTTGGTTCTTTTTTCTTCATTTCTGAAGGCACACCTGGTTGTTCACCACCTGTCAGTTCTGGCTGTTGTACTAAAGGTGGATCTTGCCTTGCTTCCTGATCTGTTTCTGATTCGTCTGCATCTTGGCTGATATGATCAAACTGTGCAAGATCTTTTCCTGCCTCTGCTTTTTTCATTTCTAATTCTTGTTGTAATGGATAAACTGATGCCACTGTGGTTGGATCATCTGATGCAACCTTTCCTGGATTGTCGCTGTTGTCCGCCGCTGGTTGTTCGGACTTATCGCTATCGTCAGTTACTGACACCCCTTTGGCTCCCATCAGTTGGTTCAACAGTGCTTCATCTTCTTTGTCTGGGATTGCTTTGATGTTGATATCTATTTCTTTGTATCTCATCCGTTATCCTATGATGTTGCCACTGCACTTCCGTCGTCTACATAACTCCATCTGTTGTTAGTAGTTTCGTAGAAGCATAATTTGTTTTTAGTTGCACCTGCACCATCTGTGGTCAAGAATGCGACCATTCCGTTTGCAGGACTTCCTGGCAAACTAGCGAATGCTACCGGAGTGAACTGTATGCCGTTCTTGATCGTAACTACCGCAGTACTTGGTTCTAGTGTATATGCGCCTGATGTTCTAACTGTTTTTGCCATTTGCTAGTATTTATAAAGAAAAGGGGAAGCGTAAAAACTCCCCCTTTTTAAGCACGTGTCCGTTATTAGATAACGTTGATAGAACCGGCTCCAGCCGCAGTTGAATCTTCTCCTGCTTCTGTACCCAGTGTATATGGAACATGTCCAGTTACTGTACCTTGAGCGTCTGCAAAGTGAACAGTTCTGTTGTAGAACTTTTCAACCCATGCATCTTCTGGCACACCTGAATCTGTGTTCCTGATTGTGATTTTAACACACATCTCACCTGCTACAAGTTCTGCAGGTGGTTTAGGAACCAAAGTGTAAACTGCTTCTGTTGAATCTGGTTGATGTATCAAAAACTGTTTTGAACCTCTTTGTCTCATGATGTATGCATCATCGTTTTGTTGAAGAGATCCGCCACTTGGAAAGTATGCTGATACTTCTATTCTTCCAGAATATGCAGTCGAGTCGTCATTGTTTCCTAGACGATCGTTGAACATTCGGTCTTTTCTTATTGGTCTTCCCATTTTTTTTCTCCTAGTTAGGAGTCCAATCCCAGTTCTCCTGGGTACGCGGTTGGTATTCCGCATAAGTCTTTTGCTTTGTGCAAAAGCACGTTTGAACTATGTGTATTTATGTTTTTTTAAGAATTATAAAGTGTGTGGTTAAAAGGTCGACTCAATACATCTTCATCATCGACCTTTCAGTGATTAACCTTGAACTTCTGGTGCAGGCTGACCCGACCAAAGCATCCAAGCGAATATGATTACGACTACTGCCGCACCTATCCAAAGTTTCTTGTTTTTCAAATGTTTCATGATAATCTCCTTAACATTATTTAATTAAAAGAGTGGTGCAAACAAAATGGCTCACACCACTCTCGAGGTTATTGTATTTCTAGATTTTTATATTATTTTCTGTTGTAGATATGATATAAAATCCAAACTGCTACTAAACCATTCAAACCTTGATCTGAAAAGCCTTGCAGTACGCCTTGGATGTTTCCTATTACAGAAACGTTTGGCCAGAACGGAATGTTCTGTCCTTTGAAAAGGATTTC